ACGTATGAACGACGGTCAAAATGTTCTAGCCCACGAAGACAATATGGAGGTGGTCAGTGCTGCAAGGTAAAGAACTTCACGAATCAATCCAGAAACGCTGTCGCATCCAGCCAGGTATGTTGGTCAAAAGCAACCTCCAGGATGCGATTGACAAGCTTGCTTTGGTTGTCAAGGTGTCGTCCGCTTGCTCGTTTGACCGAGATTATGAGGGAGCCGAGGAACACATCTTTTATGTGTGTGAGCCTTTTGACGGGACGCCCTCCTTCGTAGATTATGTTTGCAACTTGGAGCAGGTATCGTGAAACTTGGAACCCTAGTCCAGTACAAGGCGTATAATACAGTTCTTGACACTGGTTACGTTTCGAAGTATGATGATAACCCAGAAATGATTTGGGTTACTTATTCTAAGCTAGGACCCCAGCGTGTTCGCTTGGATAGCACGATGATGGAGGTGCTAAGTGAAGCCGGGTGATTTAGTTCGCATCAGAAAAACCTCGATTGACCATATGTCAGCCAACTGGTTTATCTGGCACGCAGAACACAAGACCCCGCTGGTTTTAATTAAAGAACTAAACAAAAGTTATTGGAATGTGTTGAAGCCTGATGGCGAGACTGTGTTTATTCACAAGAGCCACTTGACCAAGAGAATGTACTGATGGAACATAAAATATATAATATTGGTGAGTTGGTAGCAGTTGCTTCCAATCGAGTACTCGGCATTATCACTCGCTCAAACTACTGGGCGCTGGACGAATATCTCGGCGGCGAGATTGAATTTGTTGATGTGATGTTTGGAGGACACGAGTCCAAGCAATACCCAGTTCGATATTTGGTGGAGTTATAATGGAACGAGAAACTTATAATACCCGACTGAAATCAAACCCTGAGGACATTCCTGTGGGAAGTCTGCTTCGGGTTAAAAAGCATTGTCGGAAAAATATCACTATCCGCAACAACGGCGAGTATGGTATCTTGGCACTAAGTGATAAGGGAAAATATATTACACACGACGTTTTGTTTCCAAATGGAACCCGATGTATTTATATGCCCTTAAACTGGGAGGTGGTGAGTTATGCTAGTCAAAGATAAGATGTGGAAAGTCCAGCAGCCTGGAACTATTTTACGAGCCCGTCATAGTGCTCGTCGTGGACAGTTGGCTTTAGTTCTCACCAAGGCATATCACGAGGTCAGGGGAACGGGAACTCGTGGAAACCATTATGTGAAGATGCAGATACTCTCAAGCGGTGAGAGGATTGAGGAAACACTTACTAACGCCAACAACTGCTGGGATATCGTTAGTGAAAGTTCATAAATATTTTGACATTATGAGTTCCTGTGATACACTAGGAGCCGAGGAGAACTGATGGCTATCACACCCAAGTTCAAACCAGGTCAACTGGTAAAGTACAACCACCCTGCCAACCCTCTTATGGGTCTGGTCAAGTCTACACAGTTTGCTCGCCGTCGTGGCGACCCTGTTTTTGTGCTCGTCCAGTGGTGTAACAATCGTGCCGAAGAAGAATACATTCCCCAATCAGAATTGAAACTAGTGGAGACGTTATGAATATTTTTGCTATCGAAGGTGATGTACAGACCGGTGAAATTGACTGGGAGAAGTCAGCCCACTCTCAGGACAACTTACGAGTCGTCAAGATGATTTTAGAGTCTTGCCAGATTCTATCTACCGTCATAAACGAGCAAGGACTTCAAGCTCCTTACCGCTCTTTCAACCCTAAACACCCATCGTGCCTATGGGCGGCAGAGTCTGCAAGCAACTTTATGAATCTTGCTATTCATTGCCAGGCAATGATTGATGAGTATGAGCACCGCTTTGGTAAGACCCATAAGTGCCAAGCAGTTCTGGGAACCCTTCTCGAAATGTTTGACCCAGATTTGTTTCCCTCGCTAGAGTGTACACCCTTGCGCTTGGCTATGCCTGAAGAGTTTCATTCGGACAACCCCGTGGTATCTTATCGGAAGTTCTATGCTTCCAAGCCCCGATTACGCTATCCCGTTGACAAGATTCCGGCTTGGGTGTATGATTACCGCACGGAACCTTTTGAGGTGGTAAATGGATAAACGACACAGAAAGAAACTTAAGCGGACAGCTAAAAAGAAAAAAGAGAAGGCTGCTGCACAAGAGGCAATAAACAAGATAAAAAAACAAATAGGGATGTTTGACAGACTTCCCGCCGAGTGCTCTTCTTGTAGCAAAGAGTTCCCAAAGACTCGTGAAGCCCATATGTCATGGCGAGTCACGGTTAGAAATAAAGAACAACAAGTCAGACTATTCTGTCCTGACTGCCTAGACAAAGCCAAATCGGCGGTGGAGAATAGTAATGAAGTTTAAAGAAGCAGTCACTTATGACGATATGCTCATTGTACCTCAGTACAGTGACATTGAGAGTAGAAGTGAGATTGATATCAGCAGCCGACTAGGGCATCGCAGCTTGCGAGTTCCTATTATCGCCTCGCCCATGGATACAGTTTCTGAAGACAAGATGGCAATAGCGATGTATCGTGCTGGTGGTATGGCAGTTATTCATCGGTATAATACTATTGCGGCACAGTCAGATATTGCACAAAAAGTCACAGAGGTGTCAAATTGGTCGGGACAAGTTGCAGCAGCCATTGGGGTAACAGGTGATTTTATGGAGCGGTCGGAGGCTCTGGTGGCAGCCGGAGTTGATGTGTTGTGTATCGACGTTGCTCACGGTCATCACCTGTTGGTAAAAAAGGCATTAGAACAATTGCGAAATGAATATGATAATCATATTTATATTATCGCAGGAAATGTGTGTACTTTGGAGGGCATTAACGATGTTGCTGATTGGGGGGCTGATGCTGTACGGTGTAACATTGGTGGCGGCTCCATTTGTTCTACTCGGGTTGTCACAGGGCACGGTCTACCCGGTCTCCAAACCATCTTCGACTGTGCGAGGACAGACAGGGACGTTACCATCATCGCAGACGGCGGTATCAAAACCTCGGGAGATATTGTTAAAGCTTTAGCAGCCGGCGCAGACTTTGTAATGTGCGGCTCTTTATTGGCAGGTACTGCTGAGAGCCCAGGACAAATTATTTCTATGCCTGATGGTAGCCGTGTTAAAGAATATAGGGGTATGGCTTCCAAAGATGCCCAGATGGATTGGAGACACAAATCATCCACCCCAGAAGGGGTCGCATCTTATATTCCTTACAAAGGAAGTGTCCTGGACATCCTTCAAGACTTAGAAGGGGGTGTCAAGAGTGGCTTTTCTTACAGTGGAGCCCGAAACTTGACAGAACTTCGACATAAGGTAGAATGGTCCCGTCAAACCTCAGCAGGAACTCAAGAAAGTAATACTCATATCTTTTCAGGAAATGGAGTGCAGAAATAATGTTTTATCGTAAACCTTCTTATGAACAACAGAGTGACCTAGAACGAGTTCCCTCTGATTTTGAAACCCAATATAGTGCGAACCCTACTTGTTTTGAAGTCCATGAAAAGTGGCGACTACCCTGTGACCAATCGGCGTGTCGTAATTTTATAAACTATGAAGGCGACTATAACTGTGCTGTCGTTTGTGCTCGGAAGAATGAAAACGGTCTGAGTTTAAGAGAAGTAGCGGAAAGAATGAACGTTAGCTTTCCCCGCATTAGTCAAATCGAGCACGGTGCTTTTAAGAAATTGAAAGCGGCTGGCGTTTTTGAAGAAGAATAGGGTCTTTTACAGATTCCCAAACTATTTAATGATGATTGCATTTCAATCACCTTAAGGAGATACTATAATGAGCAATAAGAAGACCCTCTTAAATGAACGTGTTATACGTCGCTGGGGCAAGCTTGCAAATATGCCAGCCTTGACCGAAAACTGGTTAGACACCATTGCAGAAGATGCTATGGATGATGAAATGGACGCTGCTGAGGATGAAGTCGCTGCTGGTGAAGCAGAGATGGAGGCCGGCGAAGAAGCAGAAGCTTCTATGGAAGAGCAAGAAGCCGTCGAAACTATCGTCCAAGCCGTCGTGGATGCCATCTCACAAGAGACAGGTGTAGAAATCGAAGTCGAAGGCGATGCCGACGACGAAGCCGCAATGGATGACATGGATGCAGGAATGGACGCATCGGACGAACTTGATGACGATGCTGATATGGATATGGACGACGCCGACGCAGCAATGCGTGACCGTAAGCCCGGAATGCGTGACGGAATGCATGAGCGCATGTCATCGACAGCCGCTGCTAACCGTGACCGTGATAGTGGACAAAAGAAGGGTGACCAATCTAAGTCTCGTGCCGATTATTCTAAGAACAAGGATAAGGACGCTAAAGAAGACAAGAAAGAGCGTGAAAAGTATGACAAGAAGAGCAAGGACTCTGGCGCTCGTAAGGGTGACCAAAGCAAGTCAAAAGCTGACTTTGAAGAATCTTTGGAACTTGACGTAATCGACGATGAGGCTCTGACTGAAGCAGTACTTCAGCGAGTGGTCGAACGACTTCTTCGCCGTAAATAATCCTACGGGAGAAAACAATGAAACGTTTTCAAGCAAACGACCTTCGTGACTTGGTTACTGAGGTCGTTTCTGCTTATTGGGCAGAAAAAAGAAACCATTGGCTACTAGAGAGTCCAGAAGTAATTGAGGAAGGTGTCTTTGACCCCGGCATCCTCAAGGCAGTCTTCACGGCTGGTGGACCAGGCAGCGGAAAATCTTTCACAGCAGATATTATTTTTGGTATGAGAGATGCTGCCGGCAAGCCGCTCTTCAAACGAGGCTCTTTTCTAGGACCAACGGGACTGAAGTATGTAAATTCGGATAACCTTTTTGAGAAGGGCTTAAAGAAGGCAGGCATTGATGCAGGCGACCTTGCAAGGATTGAAAAAGCAGACCCAGCCTTGTGGAATCAAATTCAAGGACAAGCTCCCACCTCTATTCGCAATGTGGCAAAAGCTCAACTTAACTCTCTGAAAGCGTTTTATGAGTCTGGTCGTCTGGGTATGCTGGTTGACGGAACAGGACGCCGCTATGATAAAATGGCTCGCCAAAAGAAGGCACTAGAAGATTTGGGCTACGATACTATGCTCATTTTTGTGGACACTAGTGAAGAGGTAGCTGTCGAAAGAAACAATAGCCGAGAGCGTAAACTCCCAGAAGCTGGCGTCCGCAAGATGTGGCAAGATGTACAAGACAATAAAGAGGGATTCCAGCAATTGTTTGGCGATGATATGGTAATCATCAACAACGATAGGTTTGGACCCCCAGATGAAGAAATTTCTGATAAGATTTTGAAGTTCGTTGACGCTCCAGTCCGCAACCCACTCGGACAAGCCTGGATTGAAGACGAGTTAGAGATGCGTGGAGTTACCACATTAGAGCCCGGCGGAGCAGGTGGCTTCCGTGGCGGTCGCCGAGAGGCTGACCGCATCCAACAGATGAGGGATGAACGGGGGGAACAGTGACGTTTGACGTCCTCAAACTCTTAGAACAAGAAGGCTATATCAAGGACGGTGAGGATAACTTGGTCCACGCCGAGAAAGCTTTTTTTGCCGCCCGAGTTATGCATTGGATAAGAAATAAAGTTCAAACAGAGCCCGATTTCAATCTCCAAGCCTATTTAACGATGTTGTTATATTATAAAACGGGTGTGGCAGACTTAAAGTTTTCAGATGACGAAGATACACTAGAGTACCGAATGAAACAAAACGATAAGGAGATACAGGAAATTGTTGACTCACTTATTAAATCTTCTCGCCAGTCTACTCCAGAGAATACCCCAGAAAGCAACTCTCCCGCCAGCCCCTCCAAAGACCCTGGTAGAGATTCTGACTCCTGAGAACATTCGTTCATATTTTACACACCAGAAATATACATTTTTTGATACCCCGGAGAAAAAACTCAACATTAATATAATAGGTGTACGACGGGATAACCAGGGCACTAATACTTTTGACGATTATATGTTAGTAATGTACCGAGACGGGAAAAATATGGTGCACCACTGCTACCCAATTACTACCGACCCTGGAAAGTATTGGCTTCTCAATCCTTCAAATCCCAAAGGAACCGCCATTTTAGCCCCAGGTCAATATCCAGGCGGATGGCAACTAGGAAAACATCAAGGAAAATACGAAGCACTGGTACAAAGAAAGCCAGTCAAGGTTTACCGAGACAATACTAAAGATGAAATTATTGACTATGGGAGCATGACAACTTTGATTGATGAAGGGTATTTTGGTATTAACATTCACCGAAGCAACCCTTATGATGAATCCTATGTTGTCAACCGATGGTCGGCAGGTTGTCAGGTGTTTAAACGTATTGAAGATTATAATAAATTTATGGAAATATGCAAGGCTTCTGCTAACATTTATGGTAATGGGTTTACCTATACCTTGATTCACGAGAAAGATTTGCGACATCACCTCAACCAATAACTACTTATAGATAGCCCTGTGTTTATAAAAGGAGAAACAACCAATGGCAAAATATCAAATTTCCAAAAAGCGGTTGGCAGAAATTATCAAAGAAGAATATGAAAGTATTCTGGCTGAAACCAGCGACGTTACAACCGAAAAGCTGACCCTGGACCAACTTGAAATTGACGAGGAAGACCTAGAAGAGGGTTACATGGATGCACTTGACCGCTCCCGAGAAGAAGAAGAGCGTCAAAGGAGCTATGACTATGATGCTCGTGAGCGTGAAAGAAAAAGAAATCAGGCTGCCGGACGCACAGGCGTTGGCACTCGGATGGGCGGCTCTTATGCCAAGAAACGCTTTGCGGGATTTAACCGTGACGAGGATGGACCTAAGCCCGATTATCTTGATTTAGATAAAGACGGCAACAAGAAAGAACCAATGAAAAAGGCTGCAAAAGATAAGAAAATGAACAAGGAATCTCTCAAATCCATTCGCCAACTTATTATGCAAGAACTTAAGAACCTGTAGGTATGACCTTGGAACCGCATCAGATGGACGCTCTCTATGGGAGTCCTTCCATTCACGACGAATTCTCCCGCAAAGTGCGAGAACTAGATAGACGACTTCAGATGAATGGTCTAGCTTATCGTGACTGGGAGACCCTCAACGACCGACAACACGACATCTTTACTAATAACTTATTTTTAGATGGCGAGTGTGCTACAAGTGTTGATGACTATGTGAAAGGAGCAGTCAACTCCTGCGGATGCCCAGACACAGAGGAAGAGCTACACCATCACTCCCCAGTTCTGATGAGGGAAATAGAAAAACAACAAGACATGCTCCCCGACATGAAAGTCAAGATTGGGGAAAGTTTAGATAATCTAAACGAGACTATCGATTTACTTTTAGAAAATATAATGTTGTCTGAAATTTCTGCTCCGACCTTTGGGTTGGGCATGGACCTTCCTGATTTTGATGGAGGATTGCAGCCCAACCAGTTTGATGTTGAATTTTCGGAGAGTGCCATTGCTGCCGCCCAAGCAGCTTTCCAGACGTTTGACCCACCCGAAGATGCAGCGCCTCCTACGCCAGCGGATACTAAGGCAACAACTAGCGAGCGCCAGGAGAGAGCTTTTGTTGATACGGTGAATGGTCTAGTGAAAGAGGGCGGAGCAATCAATGTAGCCTTTGGTGGCAATGATGTTATCTTAAAAGGCATTACAAATGCTGGAAAGGTAGAGGGAAGGGCTCCTAATGGGAACGAGCCCTACATAGATGTGATTCTGAGCACTAAAAGCGGCGACGAAAGCATTTCTATGAAGGGGTTGAGTTCCCCATCTCTTGGTTCTGGCGGCGCTTCGGGTATAGAAAAAATACTACCAGGCTTCCTGAGGGATGTTATCCCTCCGGTTGTCGAACGATTTAAAGAAGCCGGCGTAAAAGATGGCTCTTGGATTGCCAAAGGAAAAACAAGGAAACGCATTCTGGAGTTGATGCAGGTTTGGGCGCAAAAAAACTACCCAGATTCTCAAGTAGTGCTTGTTTATCCATCAGAAGGTAAAGAGGTTGACTTGTTTTCTGTTGACCCTGGAAACGCTGCTACTTATCCTGATTATCTTGGGGCAACCTCCGTCAAGGAGCGCCCTGATGGTACAATTGCAATTATAAATAATACAACTGCCGATGCCGTGTCCCCCCAAGATTCCTATTTTGTTATCGAGGACCAGAAAATTCTTCGCCGTCTCTTGGCAGGAGATGAGCACATGGGCGGTCCTATCGATTATGTCTATGTGGGACCCATGGACTTTAATTCTTCTTTTGACCCCGAAACCAGAACACTTTTGGTAGAAGGAGCAAAACTATTCACGATAGATGCTATGATAGAAGAATATGATAACATTTATTTGCGAGTGCGGAAGCGCCGCATTGATAATCCCTTTGATTCCGAAAAGCAACACTCTATTTTAGGAAAAGCCATGTTCGGCAAGGGCTTTTGGTCAAGAGAAAGCGGAGCCAGGATTGTTCTGTCTCCGACTGTGCCTAAACGAGGTCCCGTTGGTGCGATATAATAGGATATCAGAAAGCGAGGGCTAGTGAAAGCCGACCCCTTTGAGCGATTCAAAGACTTAGAAGAAAACCACTGCTGGCAATATGAAGTAAGACTTCGGAATACCGAGCAGGACCTTTCAGAACTGGGCAAAGATTTAGCCTGGGCTGAGTCTCTACGCACGAGCGACTTTGACTTCGACTATGTGGACAAGTCAGATAGGGAGCAGTGCGATGAGGTGAGGGATTTTATTATTCGCCACGAGTTTCTTGGCTGCCTTCCTAACCGACCAACCCACAGGTTCACGGCTCGGCTCCGAGAGACTGGCACGCTGGCAGGTGTTATTGTGATGGCGACACCCAACGCCTTCAGTCATTTGCTGGGCAAAGAAAATATAAATATAATAAAACTAGTATCAAGAGGAGCATCAATTAGTTGGGCTCCAAAGAATATGGGCTCTTGGTTAGTATCACGAGCGTGCAAGTGGATGGTTCAGAACACAGACTTCAGATGCTTTGAAGCATACAGCGACCCACTCGCCAAAGAACTGGGAACAATCTACCAAGCACTGAACTGGACCTACCTTGGTCAGACATCAGGAACCAGTAAGGTTTACCGAGACCCAGACAACAAAGAGCGTGGCTGGTTTAGCGACCGAGACTTCCGCAAGAAATCAAAGTACAAACGCTATGCCGAAGCCTTAGGCATCTCACCTGTGCAATGGAAAAGTTATATGGGTAAGTACACTCCTAAGTGGGACACGATGCCTTCTGGCTTGAAAGACAAGATAAAGGCTGAAGAGAAGAAGTTCCGTGACCGCTGTGAGAGCCGAGTGGTGCCAGCCAAACACAAGTACTGCTATATTTTGGGCAGAAACAAAAAAGAAACTAAACACCTGAAGAATTTGTTTGTAAAATATAATCCGAGTAAGGTTGACTTACCTTACCCAAAAGAAAGAGGAAACTAGAATGAACAAAGACCATATCATATTTGGAGACGACATCCGTCAGCGCCTAGTTGCCGGTGCTAATAAGCTCGCCGATGCTGTAGCCTCTACGCTAGGACCACGAGGACAAAATGTTATTTTATATACTCGGGGAACTCCCCCAGTAATCACGAAAGATGGCGTTACCGTTGCCAGAGTCGTTCAACTGGATGACGACTATGAGCAAGCCGCAGTCGAGGTGTTGCGCCAAGCTGCTTTACAGACCGAAAAAACCTCAGGAGATGGGACTACTACCAGCACCGTTTTGTCTCGTGCTATTTTGATAGCCGCCCAGAAACACATAACTGCTGGAGCCTCTTCTACTGACATCAAGCGAGGTATCGACCTTGCGGTTGCTGCCATCGTGGAAAAAATAGTAGAAATGTCACAGTCTGTTTCAAAAGAGGAGGACATTAAGCACGTTGCCACAGTCTCGGCTAATGGAGATGAGGAAATTGGCGCTCTGATAGCTGAAGCTGTTGCCAGTGCTGGTAAGGACGGGGCTATAACTATCGAAGAATCCCGCTCCTTAGAAACCAGCGTTGAAGTTACAGAGGGATATAATTTCCCAGGCGGATATGTGTCGCCTCAATTTGTTACCGATGAACGCCGGGGCACCGTGGATTACAGGGAATCCTTAATCTTTGTAACGGATAGTTCTCTAGACAATGTAGAGGAGATGCTGCCCTTGTTAGAAGTGGTAGCTCGTGACGGTCGCCCCTTGGTAATCGTCGCTGAGGAAATAGAAGGACAGCTTTTGGCGGCACTTATTATGAATAGGATGCGCAACAATATGAAGATAGTCGCCGTCAAGGCTCCTTATTATGGAGAGGAGCGACGAACACTTCTCGAAGATGTTGCTATTGTCACGGGCGCAACTTTTATCAGCAAGGATAGCGGCATCCGCTTACGCAACGTAAAGTTAGAGCACCTAGGCGCAGCCGCCACCGTGGAGGTAAGTAAATATAATACTACCTTGGTGGGAGGGAACACTGACTACCAAGCCATGGATGAAAAGATGGAAACTCTCCGGGCTCAAGTAGAAGAGACAGAGAGTGATATTGAAGCCGAGCGCATACACCAACGGATAACCCGTCTTTCATCAGCTATCGCTACCATTCGAGTAGGGGGAGCGACAGAGATAGAAGTAACAGAGAAGCGCCACAGAGTAGAAGATGCCTTAGAGGCAGTGAAGTCTGCACAAGAAGAAGGTATTGTACCGGGCGGTGGGACTGCACTCTTGAAGGCTGCTAATAACATTGAGATTGAGGCAACCAACCAGGACCAAATGCTGGGAGCACAGTGTTTACTGGAGGCTTGTTATGCTCCTATTTCTCAAATTCTTCGTAACGCAGAGGTATCTTCTGATATCGTCATCAACTCACTTTCTTATGACGAGCATGATAAAAATATTGGTTTCAATGTTCGTACAGAAAAGTTTGAAGATTTAATAGAGTCTGGCGTCATAGACCCAGCGAAAACGGTGAAGTGTGCATTACAAAATGCCGCTAGCGCAGCAGGAACGCTGCTCACCACAAATTGTGCTGTTCTTCGGAAGGGTGGTGAATAAAAACACAAGTCTAGCGACTAATTAGAACAGTCGGTTACATCACTTAGGACCAGTATTATTTGTGCTGGTCCTTTTTTGTTTGGAGCGCTTCTGATGAGTGACGAAATTCTTAAAATTGTTTTAGAAAAAGTCGAGAAAGTCGAAAGTAAAATATCTAATGCCAAGTCAATGAACGGTGGCTTTGATAAGTTGATGACCGAAGTCGAGCACATCAAAGAAACTCAGTCGGATATTCTTGATGGAGTTCGAGGAGTTAAACAAAATCTTTATGAGCCAGACTCAGGTTTGTTTAGTAGAGTAAAAGAACTAGAGACTGAATCAGAGAGACGCAAAGAGTTCATTATAGAATCTAAACCTGCCCTAGAGTTCTCTAAAGAACTTGCGGTATGGAAGCGCCAAGCCGATAAAGACCTAGCCGACTTTGAAAAACTTCAGATAGAGTTTGCCAAACTTCAGGATTGGAAAGATGGAGCCCAGAAAGTTATTTGGCTCATAGCTACTGCCGCTGGTGGTATGTGGGTGAAGCACTTTATGGACTTGATGATGAAATGATAGGTTTTATCATAGGAGCGATTATATTTTCTATTCCCACGATATACTATCGTATCAAACTAAAGCAATGTAAAGCGGAGAAAAAGAAAATAGTCAAGAACGCTTGGCAATGGCAAAGCTGGGGCGAGTAATGTACGAGTACAGAGCAACCGTAACTAAGGTTTATGACGGCGATACCATCACTGTAGATTTTGACCTAGGGTTCGGGATTGTGCTAAAGAAGCAGACCATCCGCCTGTTCGGTATCAACACCCCAGAGGTAAGAGGACCAGAGAAAGCCAATGGGATTATTTCCCGTGATGCCCTCCGCCAAAGAATACTTGATAAGCAAGTCATTATTAAGACTTCCAAAGACAAGAAAGGAAAGTATGGCAGGTGGCTTGGCGAGGTTTTTGTGGAAGATGAAAATATAAATCAATGGCTCATTTCCGAAGGCTACGCAATAAAATATAAATAAAGCTTGACCTACCCTAGATGTATGATACTATACATATGTAAGGGAGAGAGATAATGTCCTACTGGCACCAGATGTATCCCCGCCGCCAAAAGGCTGAACGAGTTGAGCTTGATAACGGCGCTGCCCGCTTTGAGTCCTTGATGGCTAAAGACCTATCCGAGCGTGACCGCAAGTTTGCCGAGTCGCTCCAGAATCAGTTCAATGACCAGGGCAAGTTGTCTCCAAAACAAGTCGAGTGCGTTGAGAAAATGGAGCAACGCTACTCCCCAGCATCTGTGTTGAAGCGTGAGCGCTGGGCTCAGTCCTACAAGGGTGAGCACCGTGAGGTTGCCATTATCTGTGCTCGCTACTACCGCACTACCAGCTACTTCCGTGACCTTGCCACCAAGGTTCTTTTGGATGAGGACTTTGTTCCTACCGAAAAACAGTTCAACGCCCTGACCAAAAACAAGTATGCCAAGAAGGCTATTGCTGCTGCTACCGAACCGCCTGCCTTCCCTGTCGGCACGCTCGCCAAGGTGCGTGCTAACTACAACTTGGTTCAGAAGCCACACCTTCACAACCAGATTGGTCTGGTGGTTGCCAACCACCCCATCGGGCTCTATGCCTCGTCAACCATCCTTGTAAATGGCGAACAAGTCAAGCTCGAAGACCGCTGCCTGAAAGCTGCGGCAAAGAAAAAGAAATAACTTAACAAAATCTCAATAATGAGACATAATCCTAGTAAGGAGGATTTCGTATATGCGAGCAACAATTAGTTTTGAGACTGACGTAGACCAAGTAGAAGGCACTATGGCAGTTGTAGCATGTTCAGAGGAGCACAACCTTCGTGCTGCTGCTGACATTTTGTCCAACTATACTGTCTTAGATGGAAGTTTGCTGGATGCGATAACGGAAGTCTTGAGGCTGCTGGACATGTCTATGACACAACTTCAGCAGTATCGCAGTATGTTGATTAGTTTTGAAAAGGCGAAGTATGAGACCATACTGCCTACGTCCGACCCCGCTCCGGTTGCCGTACAGTCGTCCCCAGCGCAACGCTTAGGTTTTGATAAATTTATGGACAAGCTAGCCACTGAGGAGGATGAGGATGCCCCCGATACTGAAGAAGGGTGATTTAGTTTATTTACCATCTGATATTATGCTGATTGATAATTTTAGTGTAAAGAAGTGGATTAAGTTGGAAGAACCCACACTAGCAGTTATGGTTGAGCCACAAGTTAACGAAGAAGATATATATCACCGAGTCCATGTAATGGGTTCCGAATGGTATGTAAGGACAATAGATACAATGGAGGTAATGTCCCGTGCTTAAGATTTCTGAAGTTTATAAAAAGCAAACTAAAATATACCGAGAGCGACCCGACGGGTCAGAGTATGCTGAATTTTCTACTAGGTTTGACACCCGAGAGTGTCTCATTAATCCTGCTTACCTGGTGGCTGTACAGCCGTATGAATTCACCTCGTCAGTGGATATTGAACAACTCGCAGGTGTTTTTCCGGAAGGAACACAGTTTAGTACTTTTGTTCTAGACGGTAATTCTTTTCGCTCATCTGAAATTATTGTAGTGGGCTCCTTTAGTAAATTTTGTAGGATGCTGGAGCCTCCTCACTCATGAGCCTGGCAACGTGGACTGAACTGGTCGAGAATTATTGTGCGGTCAGAAATATATTAAACAGTGATGGAAGATATGTTCAAAATCCACACTTTGAACAAATGGCATCGAGACGATATAATTATTCTCCTGTCCCAGACCTTGAGAAGTTTCGTTTTGTTTTTCTTAGAGGGGTTCTCGAAAACTCAACGAACGCCACACTCAGACGAGGAGGAAGATTTATTTGGTGTAAAGACCTCTTGTACGAAGGTAAAATGGAAGACAACCTGCGCTATCTATCTTTTGCAGTAGACAACGGCTCGAAACGATTTAGTGTTGCTGAGACTAATATTTTGTGTATTCCCTCTAATTGTTACGTCAATAATAATCGTTATTTTCGGACCAAAGATAAGACGTTCGCTCCTTTCTCCTCTCCTTTTGGATACAATAACGTGATTGAGAGCCTGGCTCAAAACCATCAGATATCTCCAGACGACCTTTTTACACAATTAGATAATGACCGACCTTTTGGACCCGGCTCGCTCGTATCTCCTCGTAAAGGATATTTTTACCCTAACCTCAAAGAAGCCCAGCCGGTTAGTCTTAGCGACCCCCATCCTTATGGGTTGGTTTTGGGACCATCCCTTCATAATAACCGGGAATCAGGACGGGATTTTTACCGAGTTAGGTTTGGCAACACTACATATGAAAGAATCCACCCAATACAAATGGAGTTAATAAATGAAGTTTAGACTATACACTAAGACAGGCTGCCCTTACTGCCAGATGGCGGTTCAGCTTTTAGCCGAGCACCAAAAACAGTTTGAGTGTTACGCTATGGATACCCAACCCCAACTCTTGAATGAGATTAAGAGCACTTACAAGTGGGACACAGTTCCCATCGTGGTTGAGATTACTGAGGGTAACGAAAAGTTTATAGGGGGGTTTACCGACCTCAAAGAGTATTTAATAAAAGGCAAACAATTACTACAAGGATAAAATCTTATGATTTGGACATCACAAATTTCCCCTCTAATCAAAGAGGTTGAATTACGCAAGCCACCTATTATGATTCGAGTTAACAAATTTGATGAAAAGGCGGCAGCGGACTTTGCTCACAAGATGGCACTAGCGCACAGTACCGGACAAAAAGTTATTCCTATTATCATTGACTCTTATGGGGGTCAGGTATATTCCTTGATGTCTATGATTGCGGCGATTGAAGCTGCCGAACTTCCCATCGCTACAATAGTTGAGGGGAAGGCAATGTCTTGCGGGGCAGTGCTGCTGACCTTTGGCGAGCAAGGGATGAGATTTGCTGACCCTAATGCTACCGTGATGATTCACGATGTGAGTAGCGGGGGTTACGGAAAGATTGAAGAACTCAAAGCCGATGTCAAAGAAGCAGAACGCTTGGATGAAAAGATTTTCACAATGATGGCTCGTAACTGCGGAAAGAAAGACGATTACTTCAAGAAAAAGGTTTTTAATAAAAAACACGCCGACTGGTTTATGGATGCCCAGGAAGCGAAAAAGCATGGACTTGTCAACCACCTTCGAGCACCTAAACTCACAATTAAGGTAGATGTGGACATTGATTTTGAATAATGATAGAATTTGTCTTGGTTTCTCTTTTAGCCTACAACTTTCCATCGTATTTTGATACGGAGCAAGAACTTAATGCTGCGGTCATTATTGATAAATCTTTAGATATAAAAGAAGACCCCTACCTTATGGTGAGTCTGGCGTGGGTGGAATCCCGATTAAAAACAGGAAGGGTGTCTCACACAGGTGATTATGGACTCTTTCAAATCAATTATAGATTTTGGGGTAAGAAGTGGGGTTACACTAGCCGTCAGAAGTTTCTTGTTGATATGTCCAGTGCCCACCACTCGACCATTGCGGCAGGCGTCGTCCTCGAAGAGATGAGAAGATATAAATCTTGCGCTGGGCTGAATCTGCCAGCGTGTTATAACGGCGGACCAGGCTGGCAAAAATCAAAAAATAAAGAAAAGATTTTACAGTATGCGACCAAGGTCCATCGGATGCGTGGAATATTTAAGAAACGTTTTCCGGACTGGGCTAAACGTTGAGCGAGCACCAATATGGTATCCGGCATAGTACCATTCTAAATGCCATTCAAACTATCTCTAAAGATTTAGAATATTTGTGTGCGCTTGTGGAACAACCTGATGATGAATATGTTCTAAAAGATGCGGTGGCTTACTCCCGAGCGGTGGTAGCGTTAACATATCAGTTAGAATTTTTTTTACACGATATAGCTGCCAATGACTTAAGCACTGACGGAGAGCATGTTAAACTAACTACAGAAGAAATATTTACTATGCAAGATTATGCTGAGAGTGCGGAAGAGGCAATGAAAGAACTGGAGAGGTTATGCGGGATTTCACTACAAAGCAATTAATTTATATGAGTTTTTATTATTTTAGTATTCTTTTTTTGGTAGCGTGTATTCTCTACGATGTTACCACCGGGGGAATCACGGGCTTTACTTTTGGGTATGGTTTTGCGTTGGGTTATTTTATAGTCCGCACCCGAGCCGTACTAAGGTTGATGGAGGATTTAGATGATTATCGACCAGAAGATTGAATCTCTGGGAGCTACCTTTTCCCCTTTACACAATAAAATAACGCTCCACCTTGAAGCTAACCGGGCTGTTATTGAAACCGTATTCGATATTCAGAGTAATCCTCAACTAAACGCTGAAGAGGTCGCAGAATATCTTGCCGAGTGTTTACAGTCGGCACTTCTTCAATCTTATCATCGAGGCGGACTTCGCAGAAAGTATGATTAATGTTATATAAATTTTATACACTAGCAGTGCTGACGGCTTATTATCCAATCTACCTTGCAATACTTGGGGTAGATAAAATTAAACAAAAACTTGACATAGACTAAATCTAGGATATATTTATATACAGAAAGCAAGTGGCTGTGCGGTGCTTGCCTTCTTGACTGCCTTCGGGAGTCATAACAACCTTGCTTATTAAAGGAGGAAACAAAATGAGCAATTTAGTACGATACAACACACCTAGTCTTCTTGGGCGTTCAATCTTTGATGAACTGTTCGGAGACTTCCAATCACTAGCGAGAAAGTCAACTTCGGGTTATCCCGTGGCGGATATTTTCTCCAACGAAGACGGGAGCACAACCCTTGAGTTCGCTCTCGCAGGTTTCAGTAAAGAGGACCTCAGCATTGAGATTCAACCAGAAAAGAGCAGTCTAACTGTGCGTGCGGAGGCTAACGGCGACGGGGACAGCAATAGACGTATTGCACGCCGTAGCTTCCAAAAGACTTTTGTGAACTATGATAGCAACCTAGACCTGACGGCTAGTACTGCTGAGTTTCACAATGGGTTATTGTCAGTCACTATCCCACGGAAGGCTGACGTCCAACCCGTTATTATTGATATCAACTAAGGTATCAAAATACGCACAGCCAAAGGGGAGCCTTCGTGCTCCCCTTTTTTCTTTACAAATATCAAAAACTATGTATTATTAGGTATGTTAAAAGATATTGCATCTTATATGGTTTCAGGTGCCCTAAGTGTTGCCTGTTTGGGATTACTCGCTCTCGTGATGGCACGAGACACATTAAAGGATAAAAATATTGAACCATCTGACTAGTGATAACTGGATTTCTCTGGGTGGAAAGCCGATTAGTGATATTAGAAATCGTATCCAAAAACGTTTTGACGCTGACCGATTTACATTTCACGTTGGTACTGACAGTAAATCTTATGCTGACCACACCATCATCACAACCACTATTTGCTTTCGAGAAAATGGTCACGGCGCACTCGTAGCATACCAGAGGAACAAAATAGACAATTTCAATAATATAACAGAGCGCCTCTTGCACGAAACTATTGTATCCCTAGAAGCAGCCAATGTTGTGCAGGAGATAACAGGTACACCTCCTACTATTCACGCAGACGTAAATTCTAAGGATACAGCCTTAAGTTACAAGATGCTTAATGTTATAATGGGGATGGTTCAGGGTATGGGATTCCCCATCAAGGTCAAGCCAGAAGCCTGGGCTGCCGACATCGCAGATATGTTTACGAGGTGATATGACTACATCAAAAAAGAAGCGTAGGTGCTTGCTAGCGTGTGCCCGCAAAGGTCTAACTTTTTCGGCAGCTAATCGCCACCTACAGGCAGAGTGCTTGGATAGTATACAAGCTCAAGAATGGAATCTCTGGACAAACTATTACTTGGGCATTGTGACGGATGACCCTTACTTTGAACATGAACTCATTACCAACAATCGGTCCTTGGCGTGGTTTGCTAGGGAAATTAATCGCCGACATCATAAAAGTGTTATCTCTTGAAAGGATGGATAAATGACACAAGAAACAGTCTATGAAAAGCAGATAGAAACCTTCAAGACATTTTGTAAGAACAACCGCTTGCGGCTAAAGGAAGATGGCGACGGTCTGCCTGTTGCTCGTGCTATTGGAAAGTTTAAAGCCGACCAGTTTTTTTGTAACTTCAAAAATGGAACTATCGGAGTATACGTGACACGAGAGACCCAACGGCAATTTACTTATCTTAATAAGAAACTGGTCAAGATGGGATGCATCCCTACTCAACTGGGTGATTTTGAAGCTTCCTATGACCTAGAGTGGATGAACATCCCACCGGTCGCAAAGCTCTTGAAGATTAAGAAGGGGGCACCGAAGGTTAAAAACCCAAAGTGGTTACGAGAAAATGGATAATGAAAGAAAATCATTTGACGACTGGCGACAGGAGTTTTCAAAGGGAGGCTCACCCGAAAAGGCGGCGGAACTCACCGCCAAATTTATGTTTGCAATGTCGTATTATCATGATAGAATGCGATTGCATATTATGCTACACCCGCTCTTTTTTGTAGCGGGCTTTTTAGCCGCATTCTATCTAGCATAGGAGAACAGAAATGACTAGACCGGGAAGACTTATTGATAAAACCTTTACTTCGTTCACGGAAGCGAGCGGACGCCTCGAAGACACAATCGGATGGGTGACAAAGGCAAAGGACCTCGCACACGAGTTCGAGCCCGGCTGCAAAGCCGAGGTCACGCTCCACCTGCTTGAAGAGGTGTTACAAAAATGCTCTCACGAGTTGGACACCGCTTCCGCCGAGTTAGCAATTGACGTATTTGGCGGAGACAAATGAAAAACTTAAAAACGTTTGAGAAAGAGATTCAGGATATCCTAGACAAGTTCCAGTTTGTCGGCGAAACTCGCCGCAAAATTTTTTCACAGATAATGGAGTATGCCAGCGAACAAGACGAGTTTGAAGCTGAACAACAAGCCGGCAACCCACAGAAAGGCAGTCAAAATGACTAAAACTAATAATGATTTTGAAACCACAGTAAAAGAGTTCGTGAACAAGCTCACGACCATCGAGAACGAGATGACTATCCTTCGGCAAGACCGCTCGGAACTCTTCGGGGAAATGAAGGAGAAACTGGACCCTCGTTCATTCCGAGCAGCCCTCAAAATCCATAATTTGCAAAAGTCCACACCTGACCAAACTTCTTTGCACAGAATTCTGGAAGTTTTGGAAACTGAGCAATAGTTATATTAAAGGAAGTGATGGTTTGTGAACATATGTATTGCGCTATACAAAGGGAAAGGGCGCTGGCACAATGGTGTCGTGCGAGACTGGACCAATAGCGAATATTCACACGCAGAACTTATTCTACCCGACTTCACCTCCATAACTATATTTCCATTTAGCCTGAAAGGCGTACGTCGTGAACCCTTTGTCGAAAAAAGCGATAAGGAATGGGATTACATTTGTGTGCCGGTCAACCCACATCAACTGTCCATCATTGAAAACTTTTATGAAAAAACTAAGGGACAACAGTATGATTGGGTTGGAATGTTAGCGTCGCAACTGGTGCCGTTCCACATCAAGCACAAAGACCGCTGGTATTGTTCGGAGTGGATTGCATATGCGTTGCGGCTAGCCGGCATCGGCGAAGGCTTATATGGCGAGTCGGTAATGTCGCCGGAAGTGTTGAGTCGGTTAGTACCTCACGCAACAACCTATGGAAAATTCTCCGATGTGCCTACGGGCACTAATTGGAACAACACCTGGCTGGAAGTGAACCATTTTGGACCCAACGATGCCGACAAATAATGTAAAAGAGTCGCCCCTTTATATGCCGGGCAAGCTGGTCAAGTGCAGCAAAGCTATTTATTCTTCCCATCCTTCTGGGCGCATCGCCGAAGGCACGGTGGGCACTATCCTAAAGGGACCCCAAAAAGGATACATCAACCATTGCCAAGTTCATTTTTCGGGGATGAGCGAGGCATGGTGGGTACATTTTCACGAAATTGAGCCTTATATTTTAGGCTAAAAATAAAAAAATATTTCTAATTACTATACTATCGAAAGGAGACCACGATGTCTATCAACTACCAAGCAATTTACGAAGAAGAGGTGAGCCCCACCACGAAGCAAACACTGGAGCAATCTGACCGCTTTTATGATTTATCACCGGAACAACAGCGAATGGTAGAAGAGCTAGTGGATGCTGGTTACCGCCAAGCGATTGAAGATGCACTGGAACCGGAAGTCTTGAGAGACACCGCCGCCCTGGCTGGTGATATGGGTTCTCAAATGTACAACTTTGCTAATATGCTCCAGGCATACCTTAAGCATATTGCACCGGATGAAGAGGTTTAAGGCTGGCAATCTGGTTCGGGTTGGTGTGCAGGATAACTGGACTCTAACTGCTGTGTTTCACGGGGATACTGCACCATTTATGCGTGAAGTTCCTCTCAGTGCACTGGAAAGTTATAAAGCACCATCACTAAGGAATAAGTTTAAGAATATTGAAGGAAAGCTGCTACTCATCGTCTATGTAGCGATGAATAAAATAAAACAGCCCATGGGCTATAGAGTCTTGCTGGAAGGTCACGAAGTGTTTTGTAAAGCTATTGTTGCTCACAAATATTTTAACCTCGTGGAGACCCAAGGAAATGAGAGTAGGTGATTTAGTAAGATTTAGAGAGTACGATAACGAACCAGATTATAGAATTGGGCTTCTTATTCGTTACGACTCTTTTACAAAGGTTGCTGAAATCCTTGTAGATGGATATATGTTTTATGCACCAGCCAGACTGGTTCAGGTGCACCGACGAGGAAAAAAATAAATGAAAGATAAAGTATACTACGATGAGAGTTGCTACGTTTGCTCTCTGGAAATCAATACAATCAGAAAGCGTGGCGAAGCTTGCGGGATTGAGTTCGTAGATATTAGCTCTCCTGAGTTTGACCAGCAAGGTGACTACGATACAGAAATGATTGGCGAGTTTGGCGGCGAAGAAACCAGCGGTGCTGAAACATTTAGAAAGCTATATGAGAAGATGGGATTCCAACGAGCAGTAGCATTCTCACGGCTCCCCGTGGTTAGGAGCCTGGTTGAAGCTGGTTATTATATTTTCTCCCGCTGGATTCGTCCCAACTTGCCAAAAAAATAATAATTTGACAGACCCTACATCTGTGGTAATATGCATATGTAAGGGAGAGAGATATGAGTCGCACTGTCCAATGTCAGCACTGTGGTCAATGGGGACACAACCGTCGTAGTTGCCCGCAAATCAAAGAAGCTCACGCCCGAGTTGAGCGCCTTGCCGAGAAGTACGGCATCGAGCGTTCGGAAGATGAGCTTGCTTATGCTTCCACCTCTTGGATTTGCAGAATCAACGAGGCTGCCAAAGCCCAAGACGCTTCCGAAGACGAAGTATCCTGGCGTGACCGCTGGCTCTGGGAAGAGCTTGAAGAGCGCAAGATGGCTCAGTCTCGCAAGAATTCTCGTGGTCGCCAGTGTGGCTTCTGCGG